ATATTTAACCATCTGTCTACTAGTATTTACCTACAGGACTTATTTTAAATATCTCAAAAGATAACTTTTTATCAGTATAACTATCTGAAAGCCAATAAAGATTATAGTCTCTTTGAGCAAAATTAGATAGTTTATGTAGAGGTTTGAGAGAGTTTGATATTACATTTCTAGGATGATCACTAAAAATAACACCTGTAACTATATCAACACAATATTTATCTACTAGAGTAACGCAATGAACATTTGCTATGTGCATTGTATGTACATTATTAAACTGCAACCCCATCAAGTGTATTGCTAATCCATATGCATAAGGGGTACAACCATTTCTTAAGTAAGAAAGTGAAATAGGAGTATCTAAGCCGTACATAGAATACCCCATTATAAAACTTTCTAACTCATTTATTAAGTTAGATAATTTCATACCTGCACTGCAGGACTCCAAAAAGTTGTCCGTTGATCGTCTAGTTTAATTTTCTCGATAGGATTGCCGTATATGTCTTTTGTTCTTCCATAACACATTACTTTATTATCCCACCTGGCTTCAAGTATTTGTTCTATATTAGATGGGAAAGCAGTATACTTCCCATGATTGTTGTATAAATCGCTATAGTTACGAATAGTAGCTCCACCGTCTTGGTAGGCTGATGTGAGGATTTTGCAGATTCCATTATATAATTTCTCCAGTTCTTGTGATGATAGTGACTCAATTTTTCTTAGAGGCGAGATACCTGCTAAGAAAAGTGATTCACTTTTGTAAATATTACCGACTCCACTAATTTGACTTTGATCCATAAGCCACTTTACTACAGACCATTTTGGTTTTTGTTTAGCTATCTTACAGAAAGTATCAAATGTACAAGGATTGTTTAACATATCTGGTCCTATCTTGCTAAGTTTAGCGTTTAGTAATAAGCCACTAAAACAAAACTTTGTAGTACCAAAATTACGTTGGTCATTGTAGTAAACAGAACTACCGTCGTCAAAGTAAAAAGCGAGTCTTGTGTGTTTAGAAGGGTGTAATTTAAAGTTTCCAGTCATACCAAGAGTAGTCCAAATACTGACATCTCTATCTAAAAACCAATGAATAAACTTGCCTTTTACAGCGACCTCTTCAACTTTTAAAGGTAGTAACTCCATAAACTCTTCAAAGCCGTCAGGTAGTTTTTTAGTATACCTACCTGAGACTATGTTAACGTTAACAAGGGTTAATCCTCTAATGTAGCTATCAACTTGTTTTGCAGTTCTAGTGCATTCTGGACCCTCAGGCATTAACTTTCTTTCGTGGTGAGAAAAAGTTACTCTTTGGATAACCCCATGCTTGACTTGCAGGCACTTTGATATATTTTTTATTAGTTTCTTTTTTGTTAGGATTTTCAATAGTAACCATAACTTTTTTACCTGCTTTCCAGGCGGCTACTTTATTCAAAAGACTCTTCATTGGGTCAACAACTTTTGTCTTTATACTTTTACTTACGTTTGGTCTCTCTCCTTTAGAGGTATAACCACTGCTTGTAGATTTTCTTTTTGCCATGTAATTCTCCTTATTTATGTATATAATATATCAAAAATATGAACAACTAGCAAGCTTCAAGTTACGTTAAGTTAGTCTTATAGTAAAATTTTATGTGATTTGCTTGTGGGTCTTTAAAATGATTTAAAAAGACTAGAACTTTCATGCTTACTGCTCACTGTGTTGTTTGAACGAAGATCCATTAGGTGAGAAATAAACTCAAGAGGATCATAGATATTACCACATCTATCGCAATGAACAATTTCAGTAAAACAGACTTTTCCTTTTTCAATCCAGACTTCTTCTTCATTGTTGCATATGGGACAACTAGCTTTTGCTCGATACGTCATTTAAAATACTCTTATAAGCTGTTACTGAATGGTCTCTAATTCCATCAAAAAATTGTAGTCTTAACCAAGAAGAAACTCTACCCTTAATTCCATCCCAAAGTCTACTATACCAAGGTGAGTCTGCTATTTCTCCTAAAGAATTAATATATCTTAACTCTCCGTCATGTTTAAAAAGTAACGCAGGAGGTACTTTGGTAACAACATCATTGTTATTTACAAAGCGCCAATGTGGTACTGTAAGCGTTCTAACAAAAGTACGATTTCCAACTCTAGGAGACCCAAAAGTATACAGTTCGTCTGCATTTATACGAGAAGCAAAAAGAGTAGCAACAGCTGCACCAAGTGAGTGTCCTGTTACAATAATCTTTTTCATATGAGTATTCTTTGTAATCCAATTAAATACTTCAGTATACAAATCATCGCAGGACTCTTTAAATCCTGCATGAACTCTACCTTTAGTATCACTACGCACTCTCCAAATTTTTAAATCAGCAGCTATGTCTTTGAACTTGTTTGGCTCAGTGCCTCTAAAAACAACTACTACAAAACCTTTATCTTCACATACTAAGCACTCAGTGCCGTCATGCTCAAAGAATCTAAACTTTGCATAGCCCATATGTATTGCTTCTTTACGAATCAGTTCTTTATCTTTATAAACTAACTCTGATAGCTTTGCACAGTGTGCTGCATTTTGTAGTTTCATATTATTCAGACTTCCAGATTGAGTATACTCCGTATGCAATTGCTGCATAGGCTGCATACTTAACAAATGCTCCTGCAAACAGTATTATTAGTCCAACAGCAATTAACGACATACCATTCCATGTTGTCATTTCTTTAATTCTATTTTTTATCCAATTCATTTTTTTGCCTTTCTTAAAGCTATAGTACGTTTTTTAAGTTTATTTATATAACCTTTATAAACTTTATTGGCAGCTCCAAGTGATTTCTTTTTAGCGGTGTCTTTAGCCCTACGCGAAGCAAATCTTGAGCGCTGTTCCATAGCCATTGCAGCTTGTATCATATGTTTGTGAGGTTTTCCAGATTTTTCAATCTTTGAGATAGATTGTCTAGCAGCAGTGCCTGTAGTGAACCCTAGTTTCTTAATTGTACCTCTAGGGTTTTCATCTGTGTATAAATCTGAGTGTTTTGATGTAGGGCGCTTTCTACCAGTTTTAGGATCACGCTCAGGTATTCTTTTAGGTGCCATTAGCTTTTACCTCTATTTCCTAAGTCTTTCTTTTTACCCCTATGAGGTCCGCTCTTACGCGCAATTAAACCTCTTGCTACTAGTCTGGCACGATTTGTAGAGCCGATGCTCTTTCCAGCTTTATGTTTTTTGAGTAATCCAGAAATACTTACTTTAGGTTTTTTACACTTCATGGTTATCTCATAAAGTTTATCGGTATTTCTTGTTTCTTCCTTGAAATAAAAGTAACCTTACTTTCTTTTTGATGTTCAAGCCTATTCTTATCTTTATTTCTGAAGCCTATACCCATAACAAGTAGACAATCATTTGTAGCACCTACAGTTTCTTTTAGAGCGTCCATGTCAATTATACAGGCACAACAACCAGTTCCGTACCCTAGTTGAGCCGCAGATAAGTTTACCATTCCTGCTGCAACACCTATTGCTTGGTTAGTGTCAGCTTCTATAACCTTAGTAGCCCATGCTTCTTTTTTGTACAGTTTTGTCTCTGGGTTAGAGTGTTTACTCTCATTATCAAAATCATCTTGTTTTTCAAATACAAGTACTAAATTACCTAATACTTGTGGATTTTCAGGGTTGTAGGCTGAGTTTGAAAAGTCTTTACCGCTACAAGCTTCATAAACTTTTTCTACTACATCTCTATTAGTGATTACGTGTAGTTTATAAAACTTAATATTTTGTTTACTAGGACTCTGCGTAGCAGCAGTAACAATAGTTTTTACATCTTCAATCGGCATATTTTTAGATAAGTCAAAGTTTCTTTGACAGTGCTGAGCGCTATGAATAGCTTTAAATAGTTCCATATTTTTTGACTCAGCGAGTTCAGGTCTTTTAGACCAATCTTCAATAGTTTTTTCTAATAACATATTACTTCTTCTTTCTTTTAGTGAATGTTCTCACCATGGTGGGTTTTCCTCCAGGATTACCTGCTGACCGTTTTCTTTTAACTGCACTTCTAATCTCTGATGCAGACATTCGATTAGCTGTAGCACGAGGAACACATTTAGGATACTTACCACCTTTTTTAGCAGATTTTCTACCACAAGGTTGAAACTTTCCATCTTTTTTAGGCGCACCAATGTTTACCCAGTCACCTTTTGAGCCTTTTCCAAACCATGCTGTTAATCCACCTGAAGGTTTAGCCATTATCTATAACCGCCGCCACGGGCTTTATACGTTCTAACTAACCACCCATTAGCATAAGCTGATGGATATACTTTAAATTTTCTTTTTGCTTCAGCTTTAACTCTGGCATAAAGCGTAGGGTTTGTAGGTTTTGCTGATTTCTTTTTTGCCATTATGTAAACTGTGTGATACTTACTGTAGTATTATCACTTCCTATTCTTATTATCGCTGGAGTTTCTCCGCCATCAACACTAAAATACTCAACTGCACCTGCTGCTAATAACATAGTAGTTGCAGCTGCAGCTCCATCTATATTAAAGTGACAAGTTACACTAGCAACAATTCTTATAAACTTTGTTTTTGCACTTAAAGCTGTAAAAGCTAAAGAACCAGTGCCAGTAGTAGTTTTAATCTGTGTAGTTTTACCTGCAAGATTAAACATCGGAAAACCAGTATTAAATTGTACATTACTCATTTTTTATCTTCCTAACTCTCTTTAGGGGAATCGTCAAAAACAGATGCGCCTTTGTCATTAAACTCAGTAAAATAAGAGTTATCTGTCACAACTCCGCGTATATTTTCAACACTATATATTGTTTGGTCAATAATATAGCCAGGATTTTTAGTTATAGGATTAAAGACCCAGGCATCATCGTGCCAAATTATTCTATTATTAGGATAAGCGAAAAAATTACCGTTGTCCATCTTAAAAACGTGAGCACATTTGTGTTCGGGATCTTCAGAGAAGTTAGTATCTAAGCTACCAGCTAAATTCTCCCAGCCCCAATCTAAAGTAAACATATAAACTCCAGAGTGTTTTCCACCCTTATAGTCTATAAGTGAAGCTTTCAGACCTAACAATCTATTTCTCCTGTTTACGTCTACATAGTGACTGAAACAATCCCAGTACATGTGCATTTCAATAGGCATGACAGGAGCATCTTTCTTCCAACAAAAAGCATGAATAGGTCTCCTTGTCCAGTTCACTCCGTTTTCTAAAAAAGCTTCAAATAAAGGGACGCGTTTTTGTAGAGATGTGACCGAGTGGATATCACAAGGAGTAAAGTCACCCTGGCCTTTTGTGTGATTATACAAATATTCATTTCTGATATAACAGCAAATAGTTGGTATGCTATGATTTAAATAACTCATTCTTCTACTCTTTCAAAATAATTAGTTTGGTGTTGATATA